GAACACCTGAGAGTGATAACGAATCATTGCGGGCATCGCAATAGTTTTGTGCGTCATCTTCAGAGTAGAAAGGTCCAATGTACTCTGGAGAATCCAGAGCGTTGGAGTCAAAGCGGACGGTGAAAGTGTTTCTCATACTATAGGTACACTTTGGACGATCGTAACTTTAATTACCTGAAACTTACGTTCACACCAACTACCCTAGCATGAGGATTTCGTGCTTGTGCAGTTTCACGGGCATCTTTAGGGTTGGTTGCTTGTACTTCTTCTTTGAAGACTTTGCCACCAACGTAGAGTTCAACGATGTACTTCATGAGTTTGTTTATACTTTAGAAAAAATTGACGTTTTTACTGCAGAGAATGACCTAGGGCACCTTTGCAGTAGAATTGCAGAAAAATCGGGTTTTTGATCTAGTGCTGGACAGGGTTCTCAGTGAGACGCAAGTGAGAATCATAGAGTCTGCCAGGGTTGTGCCTCTTTTACATCACTATCATAATACTTGCGGAAGATACTGTTAATAACTGGATACCACGGTTCGTTACAACTAGGATACCCACATTCTTCTGCTTGACGTAAGAAATGAAGAATACATGTTTCTTCATCCTTCGTCAGATTAACACGGTTGAGAGTATAACCAGAAGTCATTTGTTTGTGTTGTTTAGCGTATAGCAGTAATGTCAAGAGATTCTAACAGCATCATCGCAAGTTCCGTTTGATTGTACTCATCAACCACAGGAATGTTAGCATCAACAAACTCACTCGCGAGTTGCATTAAAAGTTCAGACATTCGCTCATCAGCATAAGCAAATCTGGCAAACTCATTCTTGAAACCATCACGCAGAAGTTTGAGGGACTTTGTTACAGTCACTTCTTTGTTAATGTCGTACATTGTGTTACTCATTTTGCGTACAGATAACCACCAGACCAATCACAATTCGCAAGAACATACTCGCGGTCAGTGATAACTCGCAGGTCGTATCTTACGCCCTTGGCAGGTGCTTTCCAACTGCTAGATTTATACATTTGACCCGTTTGTTTGTCGATGAAACAATGAACGGAGCGAGAACCTCCACCATCAACAAAGATAACTTTGTGATATTTTTTGCCAGTTTCAATCACATAATCAATGGGACATTCACCATTTTTGAGTTCATCAATCTTCTGCTGATGATATTGAGACTGAACCGAATCGGTAGTGTCGTAGGTATAGTTGAAGTTCTCAATCGCTCGCTGATGACCGCGAACAGAATACTGAATATAATTGTGCTTTAGTGCCTCAATCAGCATTTGAGTATGCTTCAGCACAGAATCTGCGATAGTTTGTTGTGCTTGTGCTTGCATGGTAAGAGTGCTCATACTATAGGTACACTTTGAACGATCGTAACTTTAATTGATAGAAAGTTTGTATTTGTCAATCATAATGTCTCGCACAAGTTCACGGTCAATACTATCACCACAGAACTTATGACCTTTAATCTTACAAATCCTGATAACATCGTTGGTTGCTTTACGCACTACTGTACGATTTGCGCCCATAGGATACAATCCATCAGGACCATAGAATGACATCACATAACCGATGAAATCGTTGATGAAATCTTTAGAGAAAGTTGCGGTCATTTCACAGAAAGATTGTTGAGAACATTGCGGGCAAACTTCATAAAATCATAGGAAGTGATTGTCTCAGTTTGCCCGTGGTCAAAGCAATAACCATCAAGCATATCAGTTTGATTGTAAGTATTCACAATCAGCAGGCAAGCATCATACAATGCTGCTTGATGTTCTTCTTCAGACTTAAAAGAAATGGCGCTATAAGTGGGCATTGTCATAATCAAACTCCTAACAGTTCGCGTTGTTCGGGGGTGAGAGATTCAATCAGTTCTTTACGCTTTTGTGCTTTGATTTCTTTCTCTTGTTGTTTCATAATCATTCCATCCAGAATGTCATCTATTGTGTAGAAATCATAGTCTCCTCCATTATTCCAAGTGGATTCACCTTTGTTGTCAATGAAAATAGATTGTTTATAGTTATTGCCATCATCGTGCCAATCCAAATACAGAGTGATTTTATAACCTTCATCTGTTTGACGAAAGGTTGCTCCACAAGGAGAAACTTTTTGTGCTTTGGTGAGAAAGTTGAGTAGTTCAGTTGCAGTAATCATTTGTAATCAAACCAGAGAAAGTTCGGAAGCAGGTTCTACCTTAAATGTACCAAGTCGGTTGCAAGTGATACTCACAGCATGAGCAGGAGCACCGAGTTCATCAACAACTTCCCACCAATCTTCACCCTCTTCAATGACAACATATCCGAAAGTTCCAGGTTGTGAGAGTTGCCGACGACCACACTGTTTTGCATCATTTACATCATCAAATCGTTGCTTACGATTAAACCAACCGTTTCGTGCAACATCATCAGAAGGACCGAAAGTAATGCAGAGAAAGTTAGACATTGTGGTTGTGCTTATACTATAGGGACACTTTGGACGATCGTAACTTTAATTCTCACCAATTCTTGGCAATGGTGAAGTTCAGTCTGCTAAACTCTTCACGGTTGACAATCTTGTAGGTGCCATAATCGTTGCTCATGACATAACCTTCGTGATCGCTCAGTTGACCATCAATTTCACACGAAATCTCAGTGTCGCACTCAATGAAGCAGAACAAATCCATCTTGATAGATTCAACCAACTTCCACAAACGCATCAGGTTGATGTCAACATCATAATTTTCTGCAATTTCATGCTCATCCACCTCTTTACCCTCACGGATATAAGAATTGATGATTTTTTTGAGTTCTGCTGCTTGCTTATCACTCACAAAGGTGCAGAGTGTGCTCATTTGTTTGGCAAACTTGCAGAAGTCCTCAACATCGTCCAGATGCGGACAGATTTCTGCTTCAGGTTGCACCCATTTCACATCCAGAGTATCAACAAACCGTGTGGTGGTAGGTTGTGCAATGGCATTGCGAAGATCATCCTCACAGATATACTCAGTGTGAGGTGCTACAATTACACTTTGCTCAATGATTTCAGGAAACTTATAGGTAATCGTGTTGGGGCGGTAGGTATCATCACCACCAAACCCAATAAAATCACCCTGATAGATGAAATGAGTACGGGGAAGACTATCAAAACAAGCGTGAAGGATAGATGCTACTTTACCCTCATGGTTTGCATCAATTTCTTCGTGAGAATGATTGATTTTGATTTTAACTTTGTTGAACACAGATTTGGTGCCCACAAAGAACTTACCATTGGCAGGATTGCGACCCCACACAATAGCAGGAGCACCATCAATCTTAACCGAAACCAGTGAAGGAGCAGTAAACCAATCCAGCACCGATAGATCACCAGTCAGGATAGAATCTTCGGGGTGTTCAATATGCTTGTTCTGCATTTGCTTGTTGCTCATACCATAGGTACAGTTTGGACGATCGTAACTTTAATTCAATAAAAAAGCACCCACTAAATTGTAGGTGCTCTCATGATATTCTTCAGACTGCTACGCGGCGTGCAATCAGTTGTTGATACTTTTCAGTAAGATAATCAACAGACTGCTTCACATAAGGAGCAACAGTTTGAGTAAACTTAGTCACATCTTCACGAAGTTTGTTGACTTCATATTGATGGATTTGCCAACGAACTTTGATGTCTTCAATGTACTGCTGACGGGTGATGAGAACCTCAGGAACTTTCACTTCAGGAGTAACAACAACGGCATCAACAGTTTGCTTGCGTGCGCGAGGCATAAAGTGGTTTCAACTTACACCATAGGTACACTTTGGACGATCGTAACTTTAATTCAATGGAAGTTTACCAAGTGATTTACTCTTTCTGTGGTCATCAATGAACTTCCTCGCTGATGCTTCCGTCCTACACACTTTGAGTTGCTCTCCGTTATGAATGACCATCAGTTGTTTACCAAACGGAATGGCAGCATAGTTACCCTTACCCACAATAAATCCGTCCATAGCGTTACACTTTCAAAAAAATCGGTCATTTACCTGCGGCGAAGGTATCATAGCACCCCTGCAGCAGAATTGCAAGAAAATCGGGGTTTTGCTCTAGTGGTGGGCATGAGTCTACTGTGAGACTCAGCACCTCCCTGCCATGGGCACAAAAAAAGGGGGGCAGCGCCCCCGTAGGTATAAAGTTTGGAATCAAATCAGCGGCGCACCACACTCACAGCAGGTTCACCTTTCTGGAAGATGGTATCAACCACAGACTGCACAGCGCGGGCAGTAGCAATACCAACCTTGCTGTAGACAGGAACACACACAAGACCAAACGATTTGGTATATTGACTGAGGTTGCCAGGTTGGATACGTCCATCACGCAAACCTTTGGCGTCATCATGATGCAGACGGATGCAACGTCCAATGGTCTGACTGATACCAATGAAGTCCATGTTACGCAGGAAAAGTACCGCTTCCAGACCGCTCACATTGATACCCTCAGCAAGGATGCTATGGTGTAGAACAACGAATTTCTTATCGTTATCCTTACCCCATGCAGATAGGGTATCAAAGAATACCTCACGGTTGACCTTCTGACCATCAATCACAGCGCCAGTCTTGGCAGTAATATACATCCAAGAATAACCACGCTGCTCTAGTTCATGGCAGAAATCAGTTTCAGTCACCAGCGACACAATTTGCTTGGTTGCCTTAGCACAAATCAGAATCTTGCCGACCTGATTCTCATCGATGGTCTCCAGCAGATTCTCAGAGTCACGGTCAAAGTTGGTCTGCTTACCAGTCACCATTGCAAGTTGCTTGACAATCACTTTAGGCGGCACAATATAACCACCTTCAACCAACTCAGGAGCAGGAACTTTGCAGATAACCTGACCATAAACCGCAACATCATTCATCCCAGGTTTGCCAACTGCCAGGGAATGTTTGGGAGTTGCGGTAAAGAAGTAGCAACGACGTGCATTCGCAGCAAAGTGCTCAGTTGCAGGGAAAAAGTGACGTTGAACGCTGTTATGTGCCTCATCAAAGTAGATGGTATCCACATCAATCTCCGCAACAGCAAGACGCGACAGAGAGTTGTAGGTGGTTACAATCAGACGATGATTGTTGGTATTGGCATCAACCCAACGGCGAATCTCATACGGACGAGTAGAAGATTCGTGATGAGTTTCTCCACTGTGAACGTGGAAAACCTTTGCGTTGGTGATAAACTCCAGAAACTCAGCAGAGAGTTGTTCTGCCAGCAGAATACGCGGAGCAACTACAACAATGGTCTGTGGAGTTTCAGACTGCAACTCACGCAGAGCATCATAGATCATCTTCAGCGTCTTGCCGCCACCAGTAGGAACAATGATCTGACCTTTATCATGTTGTTGCATAGCAGCAACACCACGTTCTTGGTGCGGACGGAGTTGGATTTTCATGGATTGCATTATCTAGTATAGGGACACTTTGGACGATCGTAACTTTAATTGATTGACGATTTCCAGTAATTCAAGTCTTCAATCACGCTTTGCATCGTGGCGCGACTATATCCATTTGCATAACTTGGAGATTGCTCAGTAGTTTCTGCATAGTAATCTACATTATAGCATACATCAACACCCTGTTGAAGGGTTTTGAGAATACGCTCATAGACATAATCAGGGATTTGAATGTAATTCATTGTTCTCAGTGGTTTGGTATCTAAAGACTAAAATAGCACGCTTAGAGGTCAATCTGAGCGTGCTGGTGAGATTTAATCAACCTCCATAAACTTCTTCAGCAATAGGAGTATCACCAAACATTTCTTGGAACAACCAATCAGCAGGTTTGTTGAGGTTGGTTTCACACTCTTTCAGAAAAGCAATCTCACGAGTCCAAAACTCTACAGATTTCTTTGCCTTCAGATACTCATTGCGAGCATCATAGAGTTTGCGTTGGATTTCGATGCGGTCCATAATGAAGTTGTCCTTATACTACAGGTACACTTTGGACGATCGTAACTTTAATTCAAAGTCAAGTTGACATTCTTCGTTGTACGTGAGCAAGGATTTTGGTTCTTGCTTTACCTGTTGGTTTTTGACCTGTTGCCTTCTCATATTTCTCAGTTTCTTGCTGCTTCATTATACCTCTCAACATTGTCTCACCTTCTCTGGTTTGCTTGTTTCTTTCTTTTGTAGATAAACCAGATGCTTTTGGTGGAGTATATCCAGGAGCTGGTTCTGCTTTTGGTTTCTTTTTAGAAAGAAGTTTAGATGCTTCCTTAGATGCTTCTTTTGCTTTTGGTTTTGCTGATGCTGCTGGCGCTGCTCCACCTTTTCTAGCGGCAATTCTTGCTTGTGCTGCCTTTCTTCTTTCTTCTTTTGCTGCTGCTAATTGTGCTTCTCTTGCAGATCCACGCTCTTGTTCTGGTTGCTGTTCTCTTTCTGAACTCTGTCTTTGCTGCCCAATATCTTTGCGTGGTTTATACTCAACGGGTTCCATTTTACCGCCGCCGACTGCTTTCATACGACGTCTTTCAGGAGTTGTCTTTTTGCGTTCCGCGCCAATACGACCACCCGCTCTAGCACGTTTGATAGTTGCAGCAAATCCAAGTGCTTTGGACTTGTCTTCAACTTCTTCACAAAGTGACATAAACTCCTGAAATGTACGCATTGTTCTATCTAAACACTACTTTTTAGTATTTAGATACCGTCTTCCTTTGCTTTATAGGAACCCTTGAAGACTCGTCCTTCAGCATAAAATTGCTTCACACGTTCACGGCGGGTTGCAAGCAGCAAATCATATTCCTCTTGTTGTTGTTTAGTAAACACAAAATCTTGTTTGCGCCATGCTTCTTTCAGTTCGTTAATGTGAGGCAGCACGTTAGGGATTTGTTCAGTCATTTGTTCAGGATACAGGAGTTTCAGTTTCAGTGGTCGTTTCGGTGGGCACTTGTTTAGGTGTCACCCGAACATTGTAAGGACTATTGAAGAACCTGCGGAAAGAAGTAACAACAATAAGAAACGTTGAAACCACACCCACAAGACCAATGATGGTAACAGCATCACCACTGAAAGTGTAAGTATCAGGAGTCATAATCAGAAATCGTAGTTGGAGTTAATCAGACGTTGAAAAGATTTATCATCCTCGTTTTCATCAAAGAGTTCTTCATAAACTTCTTCAACAAAATCAGCAGGATAAAACTCCTCAACTTGAATGTCGTCGTAGTGATTCATCTTTTGGATTGAACGCTTACACTATAGAGACACTTCGGACGATCGTAACTTTAATTGTCAGTCAATTCTCTTAATCTTATCTGCTTTCTTCTTTGCTTTCTTGATAGCACCACCACCAATTCCACCTTGCTTATCTAATACTTTCTTGACTTTCTTTTCAGTATTAAGAGGTCCAGATGGCCCTTCATATGGAGCAAGAGTATAAGTTTTTGCACCATCTACTTCTTTATAAGTTCCTGGAACTGCGTAAGGTGGTGTAGAAGTTTTCTTCTCACAAACTAACAGAAACTCTCTAAAGGTAATCATCTTACTTGTCTTTTTGATTATTTAGTTTCACTCAAACTCAAGAGTCCTATTTACTTTTCGCAATGGTGGAGTTTGATATGGTTGAGTGCTTACACCATCAATATAAACTTCTACCTTTGTTTCATCATTCCAGTGTCGTACTACACCAGCAACAATGAAAGCATTAGTAATCAAATAGGTTGCAAAAATAAAAGTTCGGATAAGAGCAATCTTATCCGATTCCTTATCACATTTACTTGCTTTCTCCCCAATCGCTTTCGCCCACCATCGCCACAGGGTTTTCTTCTTTTTCATGCTTTGATTTTCTTTTTCGTACATACTTCAACTCCTGCCATTGTTGGTGATAACAAACCACAAGTAATCGTTCATTTCTATGTAGAGAGCAGTGCTGATAGTTTTCTTTATCTTTAGGACGGACAGATACTTCAATGGTAACATAATCAGTACACTTAAAGTACACCCAACCTCTAATGTGCTTCTTCCACTTCACATAGTCATTTACTTGCGGTTCGTAAGTCATACAAAGAACGCTTCTACTCCCTGATATTTAATAGGCATCGCAGTATAGTTTCTTGTGTCATCAAAGTCAACTTCTTTACCGACAGTTGAACTATTTACAGGACTATAGAACTTACACTTTTTGTAGTCGTAGAACCCCCAAATTGTACGGGTAGGTTTACCCATATTGTAATCAAACTTGCGGTGGCAACGCAACCAAACAGAAAAGATATTACGTTTGAACTCTTCAACTTCATAAGAATAACCTTGGGGAGCTTTGTGCTTAAACTTGGGAATAAGGTCAACAGAAAGTTTCATCAGCAATCATAGAACTTTTCACGATTCAGGAGATTGATTTGCTCCTGTAGTTGTAGGATTTCTTTTTGTTGTTCTGTGATTTTGTCTTGCAGTTGTGAAATCCTGCCTTGATACTGTTGTTTCAAATCAAACACCATTTTGTTTGTGTGAGAGACGTGATGTGTCATAATCAAGTGGTAAAAGATTCAACAATACGGGACTCTTCTTCATCTACAAGAGCAAAACGAGGAGCAGCAACTACACGCTCCATAATCTTATTGTCATAGGTAGAATCGTAACAAATGTCACTATCTCGCAGAATGTCATGGCACTCAATGTCATCCTCAGCAATCACATTGATAAGTCCGCCATATTCCGAAGAAGGAAAAGGAACCCAGTAGTCAACAATGTACAGATACTTCATTTGTCTTTGTAAATTACCTCTCAAGTTTAGTTGTTAGTGTTTCAAATGTCAATAGAACTCAGCAAGATAGTAGTCAACTGTGACTTCAAGTTTTGCTGCTTCTCGTTCAACTTCTTTCCAAAACTCTTCTGCTACTTTATCCATTTCTGATTGTTTGATGAGATCACGAAGACTTTTTGGAATCATTTTGTTTGCTCCTGTTGTTTAAGTTGTGCTTCTTCCCTAGGATACATGACGCGGAAGTAATACGTCATCAATGCAGATACAAATGCAACTAATGCAAGATAAAGTCCTACTGC